CAAACTCAGTGCGAGGCTTAATGATAATCTTCTGCTCTGGCTTAGGCACAACAAGGAATGCAGATGTTGTCGGTGTGATTGTATCGCTTGCGTAGATTTTTTGCATCGGCTGTGGTATTGGCAGTGGCTCATCGGCGGCAATCTCGAAAGTTTGCCCCCACTGATTAGTGCAATATTGTCTGCCAAAGATAGTGAATTTCTCCATTGACTGATAAATCACTTGCGGCTTAACCTCAATGCGATGATGATGCGTATGGACCTTGCAGCCAATACCCACCACGCACCCCTCATCGAGGGTAGTGATCACTTGTACTGAGTCTTTGCCTTCATCCATTGCTGTTGCTTTTAGGTATGTATCCTGCGGCCACCATTGCGGCCACAATTGCTGCGAGTGTCTCTGTTGTAATCTGTTTAAAGATAAGTGCAAAGACACTTGAGAGAATTACCAATGAGCCAATTGTCGGTCTCCAGTACTTGATGATGATATCAAGCACTTGTTTGAACTTGCTAACTGGTTTCCTTGTCATTGCCCCACATGTGATTAAAAACGTATGATGATTTTAATTTCTCAACAAACTGCTCAAAGGTAAGGTCCATCTCGTCAAGCATAACAAATGGCTCTGTCTTATGCCGAAGCAAATATGTGTTATACAACTGCTGCAAAATATAGTTGCGCCTCTTTCTTGCGCCTTCTTACAAGTCCAGTTACAACATTGCCGCCTGCTCTGTTCCACTTGGCAAACTCAGCTGCAATCTTGGGATCATTCGGGTTAGCTTTTACAAACCTCAACAGCTGCGACTTAGCAAGGTTGCCTGCACCAAGGTTATAGCAGAAACTTACAAGCGCATCGAACTGATTAGCGTTGACTGGTGTGCCGTTAAGCAATCCTGTCACACTACCCTCAAACTCCTTAAGGTGATCCTTAAGCATCTGCACCGCTTGCTCCTTGGTTATGGTCTGCCCGAGCTTCACCTTGCTGCCGTCATGGTAGTAGGTTGCGCCGTATCCAATGGTTGGCACTCCTGCGCTGCATAGGTAGGATGTCAAGCGCAAGCCTTCGAACTCCTGTATGAGTCGGATGCCGCTATCAGAGCACTTCATATTGGAATGTTAGTGTGCAGTAGTCCATTGATGCAGCAGCAGTAGCAGTTTCAATATCTACAAAGCATGTGTTGTTGGTTGTTTCTGCACTAATATCTAAAATAACAATCTCTGCTAATGTACCACTACCATTAGACCATTGCATTAATCCAAATAAGTTTTTTTGATTTGCAAAATCAGATGCTACTGGAAGAGACATCTCGAATGAGCCAGTTACTTCTCCAGTATCTAATTGAATACCTATCTGAGCCGATACACTTACAATGCTTCCAACCTTTATGAATGTTGCATTGTTAGGTGTCACAGCAATGCCGTTAACATAACCGCTAAAAGTAGGTGTATAAGTGCCACTTGAAAACATATTGCCCACCTCAATCTGCTTGGATGTTCCTTGTGGAGATTGCGAGGTGTCGCTGATATCTACGATGTATAACAAGTCGGCATCAACCGCTGTGGTCAATGTACCTAAATCTGTAATTTTTACGCCTGCCATGATGTTAGTTGTTAAGTATGTAAGTAACTGCCTCAGTTGAGGTCGAGAATGTAATGCCGTTAATTGTGAACTGCTCTATGTTGATTAAGAACACACCCACATTTGTGCCTAAGTGCAAGGAGTTTTCATCAACCACCTCGCACAATTCCACATTAGATGCAACCGCACCAATCACAGATGAATAGAAGGTAACAAATCCACCTTCAAGAGTTATGTCTATCATAGTTTTTCGATTAAGTATGAAGATGTAAGTAGTGTATCTCCTGCTGAATTCCTTTGATTTGCAAAAATAATATATTGATTAATACTCCAATCGATGTTTGAATTTGTAAATGAATTAGATGCTGAATCATCGGTTGCAATAGCAACTGTTGCTGGAAATGTTTCAGTATTGGTTGCAGATTTAATTACTAAATCACGTTTCATACCTTGAATTGTTGAATTCACACCAGACAAATATGTTCCAACTAAAACGGCAGCAGTTAAATCATTTGTTGCATTTACATAAATACGCATAGTCTTAGTTCCAACTATACCAGTTGCTCTCATTCTGCAATGAATTCTAATTATATCGCCTGTTGCAAATGTGCCTCCTGTTATTAATTGCGATTGACTTAATGTGTTATTTGCAGTCGATGTTGCAATGCCGTCAGTAGTTGACTTGTAATTACTACCACCCCCACCACTATACTGAGGTATATTCAATGTCGCACCAGTCAATGTTGCTGCTCCACTTGTTCCCGTTGTTGTTAGGGTGATTGCATCTTGCTTGGCGTTCCATGTTGCAGCTGATGTGATACGAATATCTGCCAGAGTACCGCTCCATCCTGCCGTTATTGATGCAGCTTGCAGTAGAGCAGTTGCAGGAGTTCCGCCAAGTGTCAGTGTCACATTGGTATCATCAACCTTAGTAAGTGCCGCAGGAGTGATAGTTGCTTGCTTGCCGTTTATTTGCGTTTGAATTGCAGAAGTTACTCCTTTGACATAGCTTAACTCAGTAAGACTTGGATAAGTAGCAACTGGTAATGATGCTATGATTCTTGCAGCAGTAAAGTATGCAATCTCATTAGAAGTTCCACTTCCAGTTATTGCATCAACTGGAGTTCCGTCAAGATTCAAAACCCAAGAAGTATAAGTTCCGCTGCCAGTATGAGTCTTAATATTTACAACAAGTGCACCCGTAGCAGCATCATAACTTGTGACTTCGCCGTGCATGTGGTTTGCAGGGTTAAAGACAACAAGTATCTCCTGTAATGGAATGTATGATAAGTTAATGTCAACAGTGAAATTTTTAGAGCCGTTGCTTACGCTGTTCGATGTTGTTGAAGATGTCTTGTATCTATCAGCAAGCGAATTGATAATCGGCGCAGCAGGATTGGTATTATCAACATTAATATTTACGCCTGAGTTAACCGATGTTACTGTGCCTACTGGAATGGCAGGGAATGGAGTCGGTGTGCCTAATCCATCAAGGTAGTCTGTGACCAATCCCGTTGGCACATTAAACTTACCATTGAAGGTATCCCAATCTGTTTGACTAAGATAACCATCTGTTGAGGTTGATGCTTGGCTTATGCTGATTGCAGGAGTAGCACCGCCGCTTGATGCAATTGGTGCTGTGCCGCTTACCGATGTCACACCGCCGCCGCCGCCGCCTGGCACATTTACCTCAACCACTCCAGGCGATGTCAGTGATGCCGTCACCCCTGCGCCTGTAAAGTTTAATGTAGTTGTGTTAGTGCTTACGTTAGTGCCTTCCTCCTTAGTGATTAGCGGAGTACCGCCACCACCACCAACTGCGCTCAGTGGATCTTCCGCCGTTCCGTTTCCTGTGATAGTCACCCCATCAACAGCAACCTCTGTCAAGCAAGGTGTGCAAGCAGGAAGATCTGGAAGCGGAATGTCACCCGTTTGGCAAATGTCATAGCAGCCATCCTCTGTGGTAGTGATCACTTGAATATCGAAGTCAACCGATACACATGCCCACTCATAGTTTGCTGTTAGCGTTTTGATCTCGTTGATGTAGCCACTTGGCACAACCTCATAGTTAATCACTCCGATTGCTTGCTTGAATACAGGATCCGTTCCGCTTGTTATTTTGTAGATCCTTGAAGCAAGCCAGTCCTGTGCATCTTCGCTGTCGCATGGCAGATGGCTCTTGCGTACCACTGCATAAGCAGTCAATGGGAAAGATGTCACGTACAACTGCTTGCATCCACTTACTCTGAATGCATCAGTCTTAACCACTGTCACCTTGCCGCGCTTAGCCCAGAACAATGTGCCCTGCTTTGCATCGAAGTTGGTAACTACCTCCGCTTGCCCGTTTCCGATGTAGTGCACCCAAGCTTTTTCATTGCCGTTAGCGTTAAGCTCGCAAAGTCCAAACTGCTTGTCGAAGATATTGGCAACCTCAACCCTTTGGTTAAGCCTTTCGATTATGGTCTTAAGTAGATTCATGGTTTAGAAATCTGTATTGATATTTGCTCAACAAGTAACTCAGCGTGTAGCTGAAGCATTGCCGATTGTTCTTCTGTTGTTGGTTGGAAGATTGGTCCGTATAATTTCTCAAGCCCGTTTACCTTGCCGACTTCATCTCCTTGTATGTAGATAGCAACATCAAATCCTTGAGCAAATACAGAGCTTTGATCTGTTGCAAATGATCGCTTAAGAAATCCTGTGAGCTCCAATGGAGGTCTGCCGTTCTTTGCTTTTATTGCTGCGTATGCAGGAGAGTAAGGAACTGTTGGCAATGATGCGCCTGCGGAGTTAGTTCCGCCACCTTTGCCAGTGCCAAAGATTCTGATGTACATCTCCCTGCGCATATCAAGCACCGCCAAAGATAGCGGAGTGAAGCCGCCACTCCACTCGGAGAACAGCCCATTTATTCTATCACTTATCTCCTTTGGTGTAGCCATTATGGAAGTGCTGTCACATACTTCATATTCTTGCGGCAATCAAAGCACGTATTGTCGCTTGGCAGTCGCATGTTCTGCAACATGGCTGTCAGCTCTTCGCTGTATCTCGTTGCCGCAATGTCTCTGCCTGCAATCATTCCATCCTGTGCATCACTCATGATGCCATTGTTGATGCTCACAGTAGTATTCACCCGTTGGTTAGGACTTACGCTTAGCCCGTAGTTATAAATCTCAACCGCCGTTGCATAAGCTAATGGCATTGCCATCAATCCACCTATCGAACACAGCCAAGCTTCTCTGTCGCAGTTTACATTGTACACCAAGCTCATGCCTTGCGTGTACTTCTTTGCTTTCGATGTAATCACATCAGTGCCGCTCACTGTTAACTCGATGCCAACAGCATCCACAAATGGGCATATGTGCGCAGCTCTGACTTGACCGCTGCAATTAAAGCAGTGGCCCTTCTTTGCAACCATCTTAGTGGTATCATATAGCGACTCATACACGAATGCCAGATCCATTTTTCTGCGATTAGCTCTGAAGG